ATGCAAAAGAAGAAGTGGTTTGTTTCTTACGTGATTAAGCCTGAAGGTGAAAATCATGTCACGACCCACGCCTTTATCGAGGGCGATGATGTCGAGGAGGCGCTGGAAGCCTTTATGTTCGAAACCAAAAAGAGCCTGTCGCTGGAAACCGAAGAGCTGACTCTGCTTTCGGTGAGCCTGGTGTAACCTCTGATTAACCTCGCAATTGCGGGGTTTTTTATGTCCTGTATCAGGATCGGTTATCTATTTATATTATTTATAATTTCCCTGGTGCGGCACTCAGTTACTTACTGGGATAAGGCCAGGCGTGATCCACGCCAGTTGATGACAGCAGACCCGTAACCGCCAGATACGCCAGTATCAGGACAAATAGCACAATCGCTGCAATTTCAATGGATTTGAGTAAGTGATGCTTAGCCATAAATAACCCTCCTTCAGATGTGTGTAATCAGACTTCACCCCATAAACTATAATGTTACCGGTAAAGTTCAAGTGAAAATCACATCATGAAACATAAAGCCGCGCTTATTAATGCTTTAACCGAATGTGCTCTTAGGCATTCAGAGGGAGAGAACTGGCCTTACAGGCATAAAAAAGCCCGCACGGCGCGGGCTTCTGCGATTATCAGCACGGATTATTCAGCAGGCTGACCGCTAAAGTCGATTACCATCCTGCCGCGGATCTTGCCCTGAATCATCTCATCGAAGATGGCATTGACCTCACCAATCTTCCTTTTGGTCACCTTCGGCACCACCTTCCCTTCTGCCGCAAACTGGAAAGCTTCCGCCAGATCGTTACGCGTTCCGACCAGCGATCCCACCACCTGTATGCCATCGAGCACCAGACGTGGAATATTCAGGCTCATCGCTTCTGGCGGCAGTCCGACAGCCACTACCCGACCACCGGCCCTGACCGCATCGACAGCAGAGTTAAACGCCGCTTTAGCAACCGCCGTTACCACAGCCGCATGCGCCCCACCGGTTTGCTCCTGAATAAAGCGAGCCGCATCTTCGCTGGCAGAGTTTACGACCAGGTCGGCGCCCATCTCTTTCGCCAGTGCCAGTTGCCCATCACTCACATCAACCGCGATCACTTTGGCGTTAAAGACATTTTTTGCATACTGCAGGGCGAGATTTCCCAGCCCGCCAAGACCGTAAATCGCCAGCCACTGACCCGGTTTTACCTCGGACACTTTCACCGCTTTATAGGTGGTGACACCGGCGCAGGTGACACTACTGGCGGCGTATGGGTCAAGCCCATCGGGGACTTTGACCGAGTAGTCTGCAACGACGATACACTCTTCAGCCATGCCGCCATCGACGGTATAACCGGCATTGACGACCTCTCTGCAGAGCGTTTCGTTACCGGAGTTACAGTATTGGCAGTGACCACAGCCCTTAAAGAACCAGGCCACGCTGGCACGATCGCCTGGCTTGAGTGAGGTGACATCTGGCGCGACTTCCTCAACAATACCGATACCTTCATGGCCCAGCGTCACGCCGGTTTTATCACCGAAATCACCGTTCTTCACATGCAGATCGGTATGGCATACGCCACAGCATTCCATCCTGAGCCGTGCTTCGCCCGTTTTGAGAGGACGCAACGTCTTCTCAACCACTTCAACCTTGTGTTCACTGTTAGCAATTGCCGCTTTCATAAACGATACTCCTTTTGATTGAAGCTTTAAGGATAAGCCAAACCGCGGTGATGACAAGATGACAGGTAAGCTTTGGGTGCGAGGCTGGCAGGGTTGTTTCTGCTTTTGCAGAGTGGAGTGGGTTTTTGGGATGGAGACCGGGCACCTTAAGCTAATAGGGTTATTTTGCGTTCGCTTTTCCACTCAAATTTTCAGCTCACTAATATGTCAGGATTTTATCAATACCATCGGTTAAATTTAATATACACATAAGAAACTACGATAACCCATGCAAAACTAAGAAGTGCTGCATACTGCGGAACAAAGCAGATGAAGATATACACACCAGCCACAATAACTGCAGCAGGGACTAAATAGAAAAAAGACTGAATCAGCCATAAAATAGCACGCTTCATTTATTCAGAATCTCATATAGAGCATCAGCAATTTTCCCCTGATTGTTATCTCCCGAATTTACCTGATAAATGATCTGTGTCATTTGAGGTTCAATAAGAAAATAAAGCATCTCAAGATTTTCCCGGCATAAAGAGTGATAGTATAAAGGATCCTGAAACTTCAGCCTGTTAGCAGCAGATGCGGCTATTTGTGCATTAGCATAAAGTGTGGCGCCATTCACAAACCAGGTAGAAAAAGAGTTAACAAGTCTGATGTGTTTCTTTTTGAAATCGGCACTCTCAAGGACTAAATTAGCGAGAGTCAGTGATAGAGCCAGCTTACTGGCTTTCGTTGAAGCATGTTCTGCTGCTTTACCTAACAGTTGTCGAACACGTGACACCAGCTCATTACTTTTTTCATCCCCAAGCTTTTTTAGTGTTTTACGAAAATAAATTTCAACCATATCAAGACTGACATCATTTCTTGCATATATCTCACCCAAAGCGAGAACTAACCTTTTGTCCTCTTTCCATGTGTCACGGCACGAACTGCGATAATATGAGTCAGGGACAACACATGATCCATAGTTTATAAGTCTTTGTCCGCCCAACTTTAATTTTTCAATTGTCGACATATGATCGGCATGGATGTCATTAAGTGATCTCGTTAACGCGATCGCTAGTTGCTTGTTGGCCTGCATCTTCAATTGCAAATAGGTTTGTGACATCCTGTAGCTCCATGCTGTATCATTTAACTGATTTTTGATCATGTTCACTATCAAGGGCAAGAATGAATATGAAAAAAGCGAAGAAATTATTGATTTATGTCTTTGTGTTTATTATGTTTGTGCTAATTATTCCGGAGATCATCCTTCGGATATCAACACCTCACCAGCTCGCAAGGATTAGCGATTTCACAAGTTTAGGGGGAACACTCAACCCCTTACTCTCCCTGATTTTGTTTTTAGCCCTTTTCTCCATCGCTTTGGCTGTAATCACGATATTAGCTGTTAAAAAGATATATCAGCCAGGACCGCGCTCTTAAAAAACTAAAGTCTGGCATTAGCTCTTAAAGCCAGCAATAGAGGGAGTGCACGATTATGAACGGACTGGCTAATCTGGAATAACAACATCAGATACGTTCTGAGCGACCAAAGGAAACAGTCCGCTTTATTTCATAAACCGCATAAATTTCCACTGGGGGCTTTATAAACTACAAAGCATAATTAACCGGGAAGAAAAATTATGTGCCGAATGAGCATAAGCGATTAATGTCTAGCGGGAAGTGGGTTCCGTCGTATCAGGTAAGCATAACGGTGCATGGCAAGGCACCTCTTATGCTTCAGTCTAATCTCGAAAGCTGTTACGGGATTATCATCTTCTATTCAGATTACACACGTGGATACAGAACCCTAAAAATCCTCTTCAAATTAAAATGCTAATGACTCACAAGCTGGGGACGTTTGTCAGTCGCACCATCCCGGTTTCAGGCTGGGTAATTATGGCCGCTGATGTGGCAGAAATTGGCTGGAAAACTACGGTAAAATATAACCTTATTGCTCATAAGGACGACAGAATATGGTAAGTGAGGATGTAGAGAAGGCTGTATTTGCGCTTGTTGAAGATTATAACGGCAGAAGTTTATTTACGTTAAGACGTTATAAGCTTGAGCTGGATACCGATCTGAACAATGACTTTCGAATGGATCCTCTTGACGCGTATGAATTGTTAGAGCGGTATGCTGACAGATTTGGTATTAATCCCGGCTCTATCACGTTTGCCGAATATTTCCCGGAAGATTTCAATGCGCCGCACGATCCGCTGACTATTCGTCTGTTAATTGAGTCTGCACAGGCCGGACGCTGGTTGGGTAAATAATTAACGTCTGCAAATGCAGGCGTCTATATCTTCAGTTTGTTGCGACCACTTCCAGAGGACAAGAGTGGAACGCGATAATCTCTTCCCGTCTCCAGTAATTTATCTTCTTCAGGTACTCTGGAGTAGTTTCTGAACTTTACACACAAAAAAAGGACCGAATACTATTTTATATCATTAAAAACAGCCACTTAAGTCATATATTGGCGATAAAATGGCTGCAACTTTCTTTAGCGACTTCTAATCACAGATGTCAATTCTTTTGACTTCCTTAATCATCTCAATTATTTCTTCTTGTTTATAATTTGAAGCATCAATCTCTTTAACCTTATCGCCTTCAAAAACCACACGTATCTTCTTACCACGGCTAACGCAGGCAACAATAATCGTAGCTAGTGCCCCAGCTACAGCTCCTGCCACTGGAAGCGCGACACTGATAAATTCAAGGTTGCCAACTGAAAAACACATTGGGCCTCTTGAAAAACTATGCCCATGTTGTTCGAGTTCTTTTTTTATTTCATTTATAATGTCCCATCGAGCTCTCAAGAGGACTGAATCTGTGAAACTTTTCATTTTAATTGACAAACTCCCTTTTTTTAAAAGATTAGCACTAGCATTTGCATTTTTAAATAGTGGAATAACTATTCTATTAGGAAGAAACATTTCCTTTTCATTTAAAACAACGTTAAAAATAAAAAACTATCATCGCATCGTCGATGTAAATCAACTAACTATCCCTAAAAATGAAGCAACTGTCATATTATCTAAGAATAACAAGATCGTTAACCTTTGACATTTCGATATTAACCTTCATTGTTATCTTTCGAGCGATGAGTGAAAACTACATTTAGTTTGTAGTTTTCAACGCTATAAATTCTGAAGAAGTCCCATTGTTTATCAAAACCTTTTTTAAAAACAACCTTGGTTATATCCTCAAGTTTAATACATGGTGAATCTTTAATATCTATATAGTTATACCCACCAAAATTTTCTGAGCCGTCAAGAAAGCCTGAACGATAGAAAACAATCTTAACGGATTTTTTCCCCTGCCAGCCGGCGAGAACAAAAAACATATCTCCCTGCAATATAAGGTCATCAAAACTTGATGTAAATGGCTTTACTGTATATTCTTTGTATTTAGATTTATATTCTCTTTTGCATTTGATAACACCTTTACCATGAGTAAAGGCGAAAATTTCGAATGAGTCCATATGATTAGGCTTATAAGCGATACCATCTAGACTCTGCCACTCGCTGACATCTTCAAATTCTACTACAATAGCCTCATAAGGTTTCAATATTAATGGTGGATGAAAATCCTTCAACCTTGAAATTTCACCATCAGCATATTTGCAGAAAACCTTCTGGATAACATAAGTCCTATCGCGTCGATTTTGAAAGACAAAATCGGTCAGCTTGTCACCATAAAACCTAGGGGACACTGAAAATGAATAAGTTATTTTTGAAGTTAACTTCATATATGAAAAGTAGATCCCAAAAGCTGCACCGATAAATGCTATAGGAATTGACTTCATCAGTTGTAAAACTTCGGTTATACTTGCTAGAAACCAAACCATTGAAATTCTTCTCCTGCATTCAATTATACTTTTAAATTGAATAGCGCCACTTAGAGTTGCAAACCATTTATTATTATTTTGATAGTCTTTATCTGGATAATCTCATCAGAAAATCATCGACTTTTTGATGCAAAAAATCAGATGGATCACTCCCATTTTCTTTACTATGAATCATCTCGACAACATCTTTATCATCGAGAACAAGTATAAGACGCCCACTTTCTCTCATAGCCCCCATGCACATTTGCAACGCTGAGTGATTAGCCCCTTTCCTACAAAATATCAAAGCGACTTTTCTAAAAGCATTTTCAAATAGATACTTCTCAGTGGTCAACACTTCACCCTGAGTGATTTCATCACTATAGTTTTTAAATTCGATTAATAAATAATTAGACTTTAACTGTTCAATTAATAACGACCAAAACTATGTGGTTTTCTTTATTCCGCAAACACAATCATATCTGTTTAATTTATTCTCACTTTCATATTGCGTATACCATCCTTTTAAATCATCCTCAAAAAGGAACTTTAGTATTTCAATCATTAAAGTCTCATAACTCTTCCAATGTTTTTTACCAGCAGGTAGGTCTAACAATCTGGATATCAACTGCTCATTATTTTGAGGGTCATCTTCAACAGGTACAGAGCGATAAACCCTGTCATGAAAACTATCTTCTCGAGCAAATATTTCTTCTAAATCCCTTCCTTTATTTGCATCAATCAACCCGTCAGGAATCTCAAGTAATTTTATTAGCTTCTCTCTATGTTCGGGTAATTCAGATGTTAATGCCAGAAGATCATACAAATCAACAATTACAATGTCCTCTTCATTTTCTATAACATTCTTTAACCCTGACTCAAGATATGATGAAATAATCAATAGCCCACCAACGCCATCATCAATAAAATCCTGCCGAGCATCTTTAATTCTCTTAAATTGAAAAATAGCACGATTAATAAGAGAAACCTGCGCCCTAATTGTTCGATAATATTTTATCTCGGAAACGTACTCAGAATCATTCCAATCAAAAACCATATCAAACTTATCATTCCAATCACTTTTTAAATCACAAGATAAGTGTTGGAATATTTCTTTAACTAAACATTCAAAATCTAAAGACTCCCGCCTCATAGTAATTCCTTTAAAAAACAAAAAAGCACTGATATACGCCACATCAGTCAGTTACTAAGGTAATAATTACTTTACCCACAGCCTTTACTTCATCGATTCCGCATATAAAATTATTAGTTTTAACAACCTCAATTTTACGGCCTGGTAAGACTGTTATATCGTAAACGTCGTATTTATCATCAATACCTAGAAGCCATTTTCCGTTGCTTATATCTGTGATATTCATATCAACAATCCAAGAAGCATAGTTGCTGGATATAAAAACTGGCTGTTTGAAGGAATGCTTAATAAAGCTAAGATCAACAGTCCAACTTCCAGAGTCACTTAGAACTCCAGAAGTTAAAACCTTACGTGGGATTTCATTTACAGCATCAATAGAAATTTGTTCCTTGTTTAAATTCCCTTTCCCGGTTGCTAACCATCTAAGAGACACACCAGTATCGATTGCACACGTGACAACAACATCACCAGGAAAATAATTCCGCCTTACCCAAGTACTGACCGTCCCTGATGAAATATCCAATAATTCACAAAGTTGCTTTTGCAGTGTAAATCCATATGCATCAAGGATACGGCGAAGAACAGGTTTACCACCATTAGCCAAAACTTCATCGTAGACAGCTTTACCAGTCAGGTTAGGCAGTTCAGGCACAGAGTTTGCTTTTTCAAGTTCGCCTGTTACTAACCAATTAACATCAGCGCCAGTATCTAAAGCGCACTGCACAATAGCATTACCCGGAACCTGCCCGCGTTGCACCCAGCCAGCAACATTGCTTTTAGCTATACCCAGATGCTCGGCCAGCTCCTTTTGCATACTGAAGCCGTATGCAGAAAGCATTCGCTCTAAAACTTCAGGCCCAACAGCTTTTTCAATGCGCATCCTTTAACCCTAGATTTTATTTTCTTATTTACAGATAAGAAAAACGGATCTAAAGTGTTAGCACACCATATGCAACACCGTAGAACACGTTCAACTAACAGGAGATACTGCGTTATGCATACTGAAAATGCAAACAGTCAGAACGCATTTGACTTAGTGCAATCTCAAGATTTTATTGCCAATGTCGCAGCGATTTTGATGCCAGCCATCAGCGAAGCAGTAAACGACGCCGTAAACAAAGCCGTCACGCTCGCCACATCCCCAACAATGTCTAAGCAGGACTTTGCTGCAGCCAACCGCATTAGCCTGTCGGTGCTGGAGAAATGGATTGCTAACGGGGTTGTGCTGCTCGCCCCTACCCCATCTTTCACCTACACACAGAACCGCACTAATCGTAAGACAGGCGAAGTGGTAGAAACCACCATGACGAAACATGGCAATCCGCTTATCAATGTTGCTGCATGGCGTGAAAAGAACCGCCAGCAGGCAATCAAATGCCGCTACATCAAACCATAACTTGATTTTGCAAGTTAAAAAGGATCTGAGCATGTTTGATTTCAAGGTTTCTACCCATACCCGTTACGACGATGCCTGTCGCAAATTCGCGTTAGCTCACAACATGGAAGACGTCGCTAAGCAGTCCGGCATGCGTGCGCAAACGCTGCGTAATAAGTTGAATCCAGACCAGCCACATCAACTTACCGTCTTAGAGGTTTTAGCCCTTACCGATGTCACTGAGGATGCAACGTTAGTTGATGGCCTGCTGGCGCAAATCCAGTGCCTCCCCTGTGTGCCGGTAAACGAAGTCGCTGATGAAAAATTTCCTCTGTATGTCATGAAAGCTACTGCAGAAGTCGGCCAGTTGGCAGCAGGTGCGATTTCTACAGCACCAATGACCGCCAGCAGCAAACACGGCCTTTTGCAAAACGTTAATAGCGGTATTCGCTGCTTAACCTTGGCCGCAATGGCAGTACAGGCGCGTATTCAGGCTAATCCGGCTTTATCCTCAACTGTCGATGCTATCAGCGGCATTGGTGCATCATTTGGTATGAGTTGAGGGGGAATCATGATCTCATTGGCAGCAAGACTCACACGCCAAAGCCCATCCATGTCATACGGACACGGCTGGATCATGGGAGAAAACGGTAAGCGCTGGAATCCAGCAACGTCGTTAGCTTCAGAAGTAAAAGCACAAGCATTACCTAAAAGGGGCAAATCATGGCTATCGAAGGCGATTCCATGTTGGTCGAACTGACAGCCGGTCAACGTGTTGCCGCGCTGAATCATGTTGCACTGCTTCGTGCGCAACTGATGGGCGGTAATTGCGAAAAAGATGTGGCCCGTTTTATTGCTGAAATGCGCGATGTGACTGACAACAATTATCAGGATAACAAGCGAGCGTTAAGCGCTATTTTTTTCCTGGCGAATATCGGCAAAGACCGGCACTCAGCCAATTTTACTGATCTCACTAACGAAGAAAGAAACGCACTGATTCGCGCAATGAACCACCTGAAAGTCGTTGTGAGTTTTTTCCCCAAACATATGACTCTTTCGAACTAAATAACCCAAAGCGATTTATTGGCGTAAACCCGCCGGGATTCGCTTTGCCTGAATACAAGGAAATCACATGCTGAATAAATTACCTCGTACCACTAAGCCTGATTCTTATATCGAACTCGATATGATGCTGAATGATGCGCGTCGCGAAGAGCGTCTTGCTCGTGCAGAACTTATGGCCTCACGCCTCAATGTATTGGCATGGAAAATCCGTAGTGATGGAATGACACACATCGAAGCAGCCGAGCTGCTTAATCAGGAAGCGGAAAAAATCCATGCTCAGATTGAGGAGGCGCATTAATGGCTGACTCAATGGACATCGTACAGCAGCGCACCGACGAAATGCTGGCTCGCAACATTGCGAATATCGTCAATCGCGCGCCTGCTGTAAGCGCCTCATTTTGTGAAGACTGTGATTCCCCAATTCCTGAAAAGCGCCGGCGCGCATATCTGGGTGTAACTCGCTGCGTTTCCTGCCAGGAAATTGAGGAACATCGCAGTAAACACCGGCAGGGTAATTCCTGATGCATGAGGAATTTGCTTACCCGTGGAATGCTCCACGGGAAGCCATCGCCAGCCCCTATCCCACCTATGAGGAAATGCACAGCCGCAGTCAGATGATTGCGGCTTTAGTGCGTGCGCAGGAGTTGCTCGTTATGCAGCCTGCTCTGATACAACTCGACGTTAAACGCCGCATCAGCGATCTGGAAAAGACGCAGGGAACAGCCCGCGCCAATGCGTACTTAGTAAAGACATTTGTTGAGCGCACATTGCCACGCGTTGAAACCGTTAACGCTCAATATCGTGTCGGGGTAATGAAGGGGAGCACATTAAAGTTACTCGGCGGTAACGCAACTGAGCGTGACAATGCGGCGGTAGCAGGTGGTCAGCTTTTCAATCTGATGCGCCGCTTTAACCGCCTGCCGGATATGGCTCGCGCTGACGTCGATTTGCTTGCTGGGGATGTGGCTAATTTCATTCTCGCCGAGCTGGTACAGGCACACGCGCAGGCCAGCGCCGAGTCAGATTACAAATACACGCACCGCGTTTACATGACTGCCGCCACTATTACCCGCGAGCTGAACCAGATGCCGCCATTGTGGGATAAAGTCACGTCGCGGCTATTTGACCCGGAGGAAGTTACCCCGGCGATCATGCGTATGCAGACGGAAAAATGGTGGAAAGGCCGACTGCGCCGCGTGGCCGCATCATGGCGTGAGCATCTTCAGATTGCCCTGGCTAACGTCAGCAAAAAACACACCCCCTACGCCAGCAGCATGACCGTTTCAGAGTGGCGCGAGCAGAAGCGCCGCACCCGTGAATTTCTGAAGGGAATGGAGCTGGAAGACGAAGAAGGCAACCGCATCAGCCTGATTGAGAAATACGATGGCAGTGTGGCCAATCCGGCGATTCGCCGCTGCGAGCTGATGACCCGCATTCGCGGCTTCGAAAACATCTGCAATGAGATGGGCTTTATCGGCGAGTTCTACACGCTGACCGCCCCCGCGCGCTATCACGCCACAATCAAAACCGGGCATCGTAACCGTAAATGGAATGGTGCCAGCCCGGCCGACACGCAGCGTTATCTCTGCCGTGTCTGGCAGAAAATCCGCGCCAAGCTGCACCGCGAAGAAATCCGCATCTTCGGGATTCGCGTTGCTGAGCCTCATCATGATGCAACCCCGCACTGGCACATGCTTATGTTTATGCGCCCGGAGCAGGCTGAGCGCGTGCGCGAGATTATCCGCGACTACGCCTGGCAGGAAGACGGCAGCGAACTGACAACCGAAAAGGCCCGTAAGGCTCGTTTTCACGCCGAGGCTATTAACCCGGAGAAAGGCAGCGCGACGGGTTATGTTGCTAAATACATTTCCAAGAATATCGATGGCTACGCGCTGGACGGCGAGAGGGACGACGAAAGCGGCAAAGACCTGAAGGAAACCGCCTCGGCCGTTTCCGCATGGGCGGCACGCTGGCACATACGGCAATTCCAGTTTGTGGGCGGCGCGCCGGTCACGGTTTACCGCGAACTGCGCCGCATGGCTGACAGCGAAACCGCGCACGGACTTAGCGTCGAGTTTGCGGCAGCGCATGATGCAGCCGATGCAGGAGACTGGGCTGGATATGTTAACGCGCAGGGAGGCCCGTTCGTGCGCCGCGACGAACTGGCTGTGCGCACCTGGTATCAGGCAAGTGAAAACTTTAATGAATACGGTGAGGAAACCGTGCGCATCAAGGGTGTTTACGCAACCGAAGTTGGCGACGATACGTCAATTTTAACCCGTCTGATGCAATGGAAGATTGTCCCGAAACGTGCCGTTGATTTGGGTTTGGAATTTAAGGACGCGTCCGCGTCCTCTCGGAGTTCTGTCAATAACTGTACGGAGCCAACAGGCTCTGAAGCCGCTATCGATTTCACAAAGCCCCCTACTCGCGCCGAGCGAAGAAGGATTATTAAGCGATTAAGAGAAAAGCCAGCGCAGGAGCAACTTGAGCCGGATAAATATCCACCTGAAGTGAGTCATTGCACAGAACGGGAGGCGCTGAAAAAGAGTTTCTTTGAGATCTCAAGGTTAACACTGTCCGACGGTGAAGCTGTACGCATGATGAAAGGCCATACCATCAAGGTTGGGGAGCTTTCTTACTGGAGCGGTACAAGCGGGTACCTCTTCCATACACGGTGCAAAAATCCCACCCCATTAAAGCGCTTCAATGCACTGGCGAGAAAAAGAGGCATACAGTTTCCTGATTAATAAAGCGGCAGTCGGACTAATCTGAGCCGCTCGATTCTTTACGATTCCAAAACGTCATGATACTGTTTATACATACAGTATATTTTGACTAGAAGGAGTTAATCATTTGATGGACATAGATAATCTAAGCGAGACGGTTGCACGCATCCAGTTCATTGCTGACGTATCACTGATCGCACACTGCAAAGAAGATGAATTAAAAATGGCATTGTCGATGATCAGCGACATGGCAGGAACAATCGACACATCTGTTTTCGAAGCTGCCATATACCGCCAGGCTGAATGATTAATTACCCCTTCCCTACCCTTCACTAGCCACCTTTCAGGTGGCTTTTTGCTTCTGCATCAAAGTGCATATGCTTGCATGAATCCGCATGATCCAGATTGGCTCGCTCAACGTATGTGAAGCCAGTGCTGGCGGCTTGAGAGGTAACACATGCACATGCATGAAAAGCGATGCATAAAGCGGGCAGGCGTGGCGGGGATAGCATTGCGCGCCTAAGCTGATATATGTTTAAAGAGCAAGTCAGAAGATAGCGACTAACGATGAGTTTATTGCTAGACTTCTGGAAATTCTTGCGAGTCTTTGAACAGCTCATGAGGGCGTTCAATCATCAGTTTTTTCCTTTGCTCAGCAACCTTTTATCTTTTCCGCTTGGAGACCTGGATGTCTATACAAGAAAAATTTTTTCGCGATATTGATTTAACAGATAGATTTTTTAATTCATTGCGAGCTGACTACGACGGCTTCGATGGCTGGTTTAAATCAAAATCTGATAAAAAAGCCTTCGTTTCGTATAACGAATCAGGTGAGATGGATGGTTTTTTATATTTAAAGCTTGAAGGAGAAGCTATTGAAGATACCACTCCCTCTTTTGAAGCAAAGCCCAGAGCAAAATTAGGTACTTTCAAAGTTGATGCTCATGGAACTAAATTGGGTGAGAGATTCATAAGACTGGTATTTAACTTCGCAATGAGCAATAACTTGAAAGAAATCTACGTAACCATTTTTGATAAGCATGCCGGTTTAATAAAGCTGTTAAATCGTTATGGGTTCGATTTAAAAGCTAGGAAAAATCTTGAAACAGTAAATGGCCGTGAAGGTGTGTATTTTAAAAATCTAGAATGGAGAGAGTAAATGAGCTACCCCAATTACCCATTAATAAAACTTAATAACAGGAATTTCCTTTTAAGCATTTATCCGACTTGGCACACTCGTTTGTTCCCGGAGTCGAAGCTTAACAACGAAGACGGTAGCTTGATTCAGGATATTTCTCATACTAATAGTATTGAAAAAGTTTATCTTACTAAGATGTCTGGTACTGAGAGTCTTCGTCCGGGTGATAATTTACTTATTTATAGGACCTCTGATGGCCAGGGGCCAGCCCGCTACAGATCGGTTGCAACATCGGTTTGCGTTGTACTTGGCGTTAGAGATATTCGTGAGTTTTCTAGTTATTCAGAGTTCAAAGAATATTGTGGCCCGTATAGCGTTTTTGATGAAGATGAACTTAAGCTGCTTTATACTAAAAAAAATTACCCTTTTATAATTCGGTTTACATACAACTTCCCATTAGAAAAAAGAATTATTAGGGATGACATAATGACCATTACTGGATATACTGATGCTAATTACTGGGGATTCTTACCGCTGAGTGATTTACATTTCAAGAGAATAATCACAATGGGGGGGGTTAATGAAGGTTATATTGTCGATTAAACCAGAGTATGCCGAGCGCATATTAACAGGTGAAAAGAAGTTCGAGTTTAGGAAAAGCATTTTCAAAAACAAGAATGTCGACACTGTTATAATTTATGCAACAATGCCGGTTGGTAAAGTTGTCGGCGAGTTTAAGGTGGGGGATATTCTCATGTATTCTCCTTCAGAGTTATGGGATAGAACTAAAACCTATGCCGGCATTAGTCATAAGTTTTTTAAAGACTATTTTCATTGTCGGGATAAGGCGTTTGCAATTTCGGTAAAAAACCCTAAGAGATACGCTCTACCTTTGGAGTTAGATGATGTATCCCCAGGGGCCAAAGCACCTCAATCCTTTCGATATGTCTAGCTTTATTGGGTGCGGCTTTTTAGCTCGCGCCCAATTTCTTCCACAGACATTACGAAATCATCAATTGTAGGCGCTAACAGTTCTTTTAATGGAATATCGAGTTCTTTGCAAACAGCACGCGCGTGGTTTTGCTCTGCACTCATCAATACATTAACGTCATATATTGGTTCCTTATTATCTCTCATGATTAATCGCTGCTTAATCAATTCCAAGTCATTTTTTATTAGAATAACTCCATCAAGCTTCAACCCTTTGAATATATCAATACCTATTTTTTCAACACTTCCGGTTTTAGTTACAAGTGAGAAATGTCCATCAAGGAGAATATCTTCTTTTTTTCCTTTCAGATCATCTATTGCAGCCATTAAAATCAATTGGTTACGATCAATGTCAGCTGTAAGCTTATCTACAGTCAGTTCAACATTTCCGTATTCTTTGATGAGTTGACTTGCACTTTTGTGAACGGCTCGATTACTGACTGCATAGTTTTCACATAAATAACCTTTTCCAACACCATGAACACCGGCTACAAAAATCAACATATAACACCTCTATTCGTAAATTTATGATAAAATCGTAGTATGAAAACCCTAAGGTGAAGACAATGAAATATCAAGCTTTATCTATTCTTAAGCCAGCAGTGGATTTGATCTTAGATGGAAAAAAAACTAAAGAGATCAGGTCTTGGCTTCCTAAAACGTTGCCTTTAAAAAACATTTTATTAGTTCAAAATGACAATTACCTTACTTTTGATGAAGATGAGGATGAAGGTGTCGCTCTGGCATTAGTAGACTTTACAAAATTTTCATCTTGGACAGAGGATGAATTTCTTCAAGATGGTTCTGCAATATCTCTCGGGAGAGTATGGAGGCCGGGTTATTTTACATGGGAAATAGAAAACATAAGGATACTTGATACACCTCTTAGTTGTATGGCTAAAAAAGGTATTTACGATGTTGAGCTTGAAGAGGTTGCATTGAAGGATTAAGCCGTGACAGGGATAATGAGGAAAGAATAAAATGAAAAGAATGTCAATCATACCGCTTATTTTTTTGGTATCCGGGCTGTTGGTTTTTATTGCAATATATTTTTACTGGTTGCATTTTCGTGAGTTCCCAATAAGCAATTCACCAGAAAATTGGGGGCAGTTTGGGGACTATGTCGGCGGCGTACTAAATCCGGGTCTTAGTTTTATTTCAATAATTCTTGTTTGCCTTACACTTTATACAACATCCCGCCAATCTATGATTCAATCATTTGAATCTATTCTGTTTGAGTTGTTAAGATATCACAAGAATCACCTTGACAACATTAGCGTAAGCTACGAGGAAGGTAGTTTTTCGGGGGTTGAAGCTCTAGGCTGGTATATAACCGAAGTGAAGTTTAACTTCCTCAACTTGAGCGATGATGAATTATCTGCGCAAACAAGAATCACCTCATCAATTGATGAAATCTATGCTGAAGATGTTTTCTTCTCTAATACAGGGCATTACTTTAGGAATTTATATCATATATTTAAACATATCGATGAGTCGCGATTCCTTTCCAAAAAAGAGAAAGTCAAGTATGCAAAACTTGTTAGAGCTCAGCTATCTTCAATTGAATCAAGCGCATTGATGCTAAACGGTTTATCAACGAGAGGTAGTAAATCTAAGAAATACATTCAGAAATATTCTCTCTTACAGGAGTTTACGATAGAAAAATCTTTTAGAGATAAACTTGAAGCCTCAGGAGTATTTAAAATCTATCTTCCTGAGGCTTTTGGTGATCAGTGAATTTTAACATTCACTCTAAGCTATATTTGTCAAACTTAATAACCTCATCTCCAAGCCAAAAGTTCATCTCCTTTATTCTTTCTTGAAGCGGCGTCAGCTCATTACGTACAAAGACCTGCGCCGCCTTCACCGCATCACCAAAACCGCCGGAGTTATCCGGGATAATTCCCATCATCTGCGGCGGTACGCGGTGTGCGCTTAACAGGTCGTCGCGGCTGGCCTTCTTGATGTTAAAGAAATCGTCTTTCGTCGCCACTTCACTAAGCGGCAGAATTTTGATCCCGTCCGGCTTTCCGTTCGGCGCGTACATGAACAGGTTGCGGAAGTTACCCAGCCCTTTCGTGTCGCGCATCGCCTGGCGCATCCGGTCAACGTCGCTGCTGCTCTGCGCCGCGTCGGTCATATACAGGATGTAACCGGCGTGCGCGCCGTTCTGGTAATACTTGCGGCGGAACAGCGTCGCCGCCTCATTCAGCCAGGCAGAATTAAGCGCGCTGAGGTATTCCGGCAGGCCGTAAAGCTCCTGATTAATATCCGGCTCCAGCAGGTGAAACACGCTGCCGGCCGAAAATTCGTGCGGCTCTTTCCAGTCATTCACAAACCAGTAGACGCCATCCTTCACGCCCCTGCGGGTGAATTTGGCCGGGGTGGTTTCAAGGCGCAGCGGCTTACCCAGGCCATTGCGGCGCAGCTCGGCAAAGGCGTTACCGAAAACCAGATAATCCAGCGCGAACTTGCTGAACTCCTGCTGGCTCATCATCGGGTGCGGTATAAACGTTGAGGCCAGAATGTTGCGCTTCACGTAAATCGGCGAGCTGTGGTGAACGGCCGAGCGCAGGCTCTTGGCCAGCCCGCTAAAGCTGACCGGCGGCTCAAACCAGCGGCCGTTACCGATGCACTCGGCATAATCCAGAATGTCGCGTTTATCCATGACCGGCGTCGGATCGCCAAAGGTAAACGCCTCGGCGTGGTGCTGCGGTGCGGTTGCCTGTACCGGTTGTGTTGTGGCGGTGTTAGCCTTGCGGCCTCTGCGTTTGCTCATCAGTAAAATTCCAGAATAGAGGGATTAACGCCGCCACTGGCTGCGGTAAGCGGTTCGTTTAACAGTGCGTGCATGATTGCCCAGGCGACGTCGGCGTGGCTGGCTTCTTCGCTGCGGCTCGCCTCGTAGGTTGAGCGGTTACCGCTAGCCGTCATGGTTTTGCGGATAGCCATAAACGACTGCGTAATGTCCGTCGCCCCGGCGTCATACTCAAGCCGCCCGCTGCTGATGGTGTCTTTCGCCTTCAGCACCATTGCGGTTTTAACTTCCGATGAATATTTGATTTCGCGCGCGGCCGGATAAAACTGGCGTACTAGCTGGAAAACCCCCTGCCCTATGCCGGTGGCATCCACGCCGATATATTCAACGGTGTATTTTTTCGTTAAGTCCTCGATAGATTTCGCCTGCGCGGCAAAGTCCATGCCGCGCCACTGGTGACGCTCCAGTACGCGGAACTTTCCGCCCGCAACGAGCGGCGGCGCGATAACCGCACAGCCTGCGCTGTCTCCGGTATGCGACGGGTCATAGCCGATCCAGACCGGCCGGTATGCAAACGGGCGCGGCAGGTACGGGTTAAAGTCTTCCCACTCTTCCAGGCTGTCGATCATGCAGCTCTGCAGCTCGGCGAACGGAAACACGCTTGCCTCGTCGTCGACAAACTCACACATCAGCAGGTTCTGATATTCCGAGGGGCTGTATTCAAGCTGCAGCTGGTCAATATCGAATAGGTTGCAGCCGCCGATCAGCGCATCCTCAACCGTGACAATCTGCCGCCACTGCCCGTCACCGCAAAGCGCGCCTTTCGCCAGGTGTGAATGCGACAGGTCTATCTCGATGCGATCATCTTTGCTGCGCCGCCCCTTGTTAAACAGCTCGCCTGACCAGAACGGATAAGCGCTGTGTGACAGGGCCGACGGCGTGGAAAAGTACGTCGTGCGCCATTTCTTGTGCAGCGACATGCCGCTGGCAACTTTGCGCAGCTCCTGGAATTTTGGAATCCAGAAATACTCATCCAGATACAGGTTGCCGGTGTAGCTCTGCGCGGTACGCACGTTGGTGCCAAGGAATATAAGGCGCGCGCCGTTCGGCAGCACGATGGGATCGCCTTTCAGGTCAACGTCAGCCTGGCGGGCGAAGTCAATAATGTAGTTTTTGAAGACGTGCGCCTGCGCCTTGCTGGCCGAAAGAAAAATCTGGTTGCGGCCGGTGGTCAGCGCATCGATCAGTGCCTCGCGGGCAAAGTAAAACGTTGCGCCAATCTGGCGGGACTTCAGGATATTGCGGATGCGGTGAGTCAGCCCGGCCCGGTGCCAGTTGAGCTGATACTCAAAGCAGTTATCCATAAACAGGCCGGTCAGCTTGCCTACCTGTTCGTCGCTGAACTCATTTTTAACGACCGGCTGGCGCTCGCCTTTGTTGCGGTTGCGCACGTTCGGGTTTAAGTCAGCCTCGTTGCCGCTGCTGCGGTAGCGCTCCACGCGTGCAAGGCGCTCAATCTGACGGCCGAGCGCGTCTATCTCTTTGTAATCACCATTCCCCTTTACCTCTTTCATGATGAGCTGGATCAGCCGGGCTTCCATGCTGGATTCAACGCGACTGATGGGCGCAACGTTGTCCCACGCGTCGCGCAGCTTCCAGCTCTGCACGGTTGGCGTTTTCTGTCCGAGCGTCTCCGCAATCTGGCGCACGGAAAAACCCTGCCAGTAAAGCAGCGCGGCCTGACGGCGCGGATCGCTGATGATGGTTGTCGGTGTCATGTTCATACCGGCAAGGCTACCGGTGCCGAAAATGGCGCGCCTGCTGTCCCTGTTTGCTGATGCATCAGCGGGCTGGCATTCGTTGAGGGATTGTGTGGCGACGGGGAAACTGGCCCCGAACCGACCCAACACCTGACCGGAGCCTGATGAATGGCAGCAATCAAAGCAAAGCGTTTTCGTATCGCAGTTGAAGGCGCAACCACTGACGGCCGCGCAATTCCGCGTGAGCACATTGCGCAAATGGCGAAAAACTATGACCCGACGATGTACGGGGCGCGAATTGACCTTGAGCACATCAAAGGCATCACGCCTGACAGCCCGTTTCGCCGTTTTGGTGACGTGGTGGCGCTGTCAGCTGAAGAAATTGCTGATGGGCCGCTAAAAGGCAAGCTGGCGCTATACGGGGATATCGATCCAACAGATGAGCTGGTTGCTATGACCAAAGCACGCCAGAAAATCTATACCTCAATTCAGTACAACCCTAAGTTCGCGGATACCGGTGAGGCATATCTAATCGGCCTGGCTGTTACCGACAATCCGGCCAGCCTCGGCACGGAAATCCTGAGCTTCAGCGCCTCGGCGAACACTAACCCGCTGGAATCCCGCAAGCAGCATAAAGACAACCTTTTCAGCGCCGCTGAAGAAACCGTGATCGAGTTTGAGGAAGTGGCCGAGCCGTCACCGTCCCTTAAGGCACGCATCTCGGCGATGTTCTCTGCCAAAAAGAAAACCGATGGCGAGCAGTTCGCCGACGTCAGCGCGGCGGTAACGGCCGTCGCCGAGCAGGTGCAGCTTAACGCGGAGAGCCAGACGCAGGAGCTGTCAGCGCTGGAGCAATCCTTCACCGCACGTCTGGAGGCTATCGAGCAGCAGGCCGGGGAAGATCGCGCCGCTTTCGCTGCGCTGCAGGGCCAGCTTTCCCAGACCGACGGCAGCTTTACCCGCCGCCCGGCGGCAACCGGCAGCGATCCGAAGTCCGGCGCGCAGACCGACTGCTAATCAGGCGTTGCCTGAACGTTAAACCCCAACACAGAGATAAACAGGAACGCCAATGCGCAAGAATACCCGCTTTAAGTTTAACCAGTTCATGACCCGCCTCGCCGAGCTGAACGGCGTCGAAACCGACGACATGAACAAAAAGTTTACCGTTGAGCCGTCGGTCACGCAGACCCTGATGAGCCGCGTGCAGGAGTCTTCCGACTTCCTGACCCGCGTCAACATCGTGCCGGTGTCCGAAATGAAGGGCGAGAAAATCGGGATCGGCGTGTCTGGTTCGATTGCGAGCGTGACCGACACGGCAGGCGGCGACGAGCGCGAAACCGCTGACTTTGCCGCGCTGGATGAGCAGGGTTATGAATGTGTGCAGGTCAACTACGACTTTCACATCCGCTATAACACCCTCGACCTGTGGGCGCGCTATGAAGATTTTCAGGCCCGCCTGCGTGACGCCATCGTGAAGCGTCAGTCGCTGGACCGCATCATGATCGGCTTTAACGGCGTGACCCGCGCAAAAACCTCAAACCGCATCAAGTTCCCGATGCTGCAGGACGTGGCCGTAGGCTGGCTGCAGAAGTACCGCGAGCATGCACCGGCGCGCGTGATGAGCAAAATCACCGACGAAAACGGCACCGTCGTTTCTGCAAAAATCCGCGTCGGCAAAAATGGCGACTATGCCAACCTCGACGCGCTGGTCATGGATGCCACCAACACCCTGATTGAGCCGTGGTATCAGGAAGACCCGGAGCTGGTTGTTATCGTCGGCCGTCAGCTGCTGGCTGATAAATATTTCCCGATCGTCAATCAGTCTCAGGCCAACACAGAGCAGCTGGCCGCCGACCTTATCGTCAGCCAGAAGCGAATCGGCAACCTGCCAGCGGTGCGCGTGCCGTACTTCCCGGCCAACGCGCTGATGATTACGCGCACGGATAACCTGTCGATTTACTGGCAGGAAGGCACGCATCGCCGCCTGATTGACGAAGTGCCGAAGCGCGACCGCATCGAAAACTATGAGTCCATCAACGAGGACTACGTGATCGAGGATTACGCGGCCGGTTGCCTGGTTGAAAACATCGAAGTCGGTGAGTTCAGCGCGGCTGCAGAAACCCCGGCAGCAGAAACCCCGGAGGCGTAACGCATGTTAAGCCCTGCCCGACGTCACCGCATGCGCCAGCAGGCTATCGAAGCCTCGCAGAGTGCCGACAACCCGCTGCGCCACGCCAGCGGCTATGAGCAGATGCTCATCAAGCTCAACGCCGACAAGCGCCGCCTGAAGAAAGTGCACTCTAACGAGCGCAAGGCGGAAATGAAGCGTCAGCTGCTGCCTGAGTACCTGCCGTGGGTATCCGGCGTGCTGGAGAAAGGCAAAGGCGCACAGGATGCCGTGCTGATGACCGTCATGATCTGGCGACTCGATGCGGGCGACGTGCCCGGCGCGCTGGAGATTGCCCGGTACGCGCTGGAACATAGCCTTGTGTCGCCAGACGGCTTTAAGCGCGCCAGCCTGCCTTACCTGCTGGCCGAGGAAGTCGCCAGCGCGGCAACGCGCGCCTGGACGGCAAAAGCGCCGGTCGATGTTGACCCGCTGCTGGCAACCATTGCGATGACGGAATCTGAAGACATGCCCGATCAGGTGCGCGCCAAGCTGCACAAGATAACCGGGTATGTGCTTCGCGATGCGGGCAGGGCTTCGGAGGCGATGACCCACCTTGCAAGGGCGCATCAGCTGCACGACGGCTGCGGCGTCAAAAAAGACATTGAGCGGCTGGGAACGGCGATGAAAAAACAGGCCATCGCCAGCCGCTGACCGAACGCGACCCCGCGCACGGGCGGCAGGACGGCAACGCACTTTCAGTGTCTGCGCCGTCCTCCACCGCCCACCTATTTCAAAGGCCGATTATGAATAACACGGTTGTTATCCCCGCCCCGCGACCGGCAGACGCTGCCGAGCCGCCGGTAAAGAATACGTTTTTCTGGCCTGACATTGACCTGCAGCAGCTGCGCGATTCGCTGCGCTATGAGGGAACGGTCACGGCGCAGCGCCTGCGCCTTGCCGTGAAGACGGCAATTTCTGAGGTAAACGCCGAGCTGTACGACTGGCGCGCCGCGCAGATTGCGGCGGGCTTTAAGGTGCTGCCCGAGGTGCCTGCGGAATCACTGGACGGCGAGAGCGAAAAGGTCACTGCGTACCTTGCCGCTGTCAGCGCGCTGACTGCCGCCACCATCGTCGAGCGCTATCGCGGCTATGACGCCAGCGGCACGAAAAAAGCGGGCGAAATCGAGGCGAGCGCCGACGAGTACTGGCGCGATGCGCGATTCAGTATCAGCCGCATCGCCGGTAAGCCTGGCTGCATTGTGGATCTGCTCTGATGAACGTTTACGCGCAGCAGGGCGATACCGTTGATGAAATCTGTCAGCGCTATTACGGGCGTACCGGTCAGGCCGTCGAACTGGTTTACGCGGCTAATCCGGGCCTCGCCGAAAGCGGGCCGGTACTGCCGCACGGCTGCGAGGTGACGCTGCCCGACCTGCCGGAATCTTCAGCAGGTGAAACCGTCAACCTGTGGGACTAAAAATGGAAAAAATCAGCTCTGTGATCAACTACCTGATTGGCCTCATCCTGATGTGGTTCGGCCGTCATACGCCACAGGATATCGCCTTTATGGTCGGTTCCGGCGTGGCCGTTATCACGCTCATTACTAACGTGGCGACGTTCTTTATCAACTGGCATTACCGCCGTAAAACCTACGAGCTGCAGCGCCTGCGGGGGGTGAACCTTGAGCCAGACCGTTAAACGCTGCGCCGTGGTGGCCGTACTGGCAATTGCCGCGCTGCTGCCACAGTTCAAAACCCTGAAAACGTCCGAGGCCGGACTTGCGCTTATCGCCAACGCCGAGGGGTGCCGCACCTCGCCCTATCAGTGCAGCGCCGGAGTCTGGACTAACGGAATCGGTCACACAGAGGGCGTGACGCCGCAAAGCCAGATCAGCGAGCGGCAGGCGGCGGTCAATCTGGTGTATGACGTGATGCGCGTGGAGCGCGGGATCGATGCCTGTATGCGCAGCGATATGCCACAGCCGGTCTATGACACGGCCGTTTCATTCGCCTTTAACGTCGGCGTGCGCGCGGCCTGCAGCTCGACATTTGCCCGTTACATCATGATGCAGCACTGGCTTGATGCCTGTAATGAGCTGCGGCGCTGGGTGTTCGTTAAGGGCGTGAAAAATCGCGGGCTGGAAAACCGCCGCGCTGCGGAAACAGCCTACTGCCTGCGGGGTGTCAAATGACGCGCCTGATAGCTCTGCTTCTGGCGGTGTCTCTGCTGGCGCTGGGCGTGACTGGCTGGCAGTGGAAAGTCGCCAAAGACGATCTGACCAGCGCGCAGCGTATTATCGGCACGCTGTCGGCCGGTATCGAAAGCCGCGATAAAGCGATAGCCAGGCTGGATGCCGATGCGAGAGCCAGCCAGAAACGTGAGGCCGAGCTGCGGCTGATGCAGGGACGCGCCAGCACGGCCGCGCTTAACCGTGAAATGACCATACAGAGAGAAACCGATGCGAATCCGATACTGCGTGACTGGTCTGCTGCTGCTCTGCCTGACGATGTTATCCGGCTGCACGCCCGCCCGGCCTTCGTCAGCGCCAGAGATTATCTGGATTGGGTGTCCGCGCGTGACAAGCTGCCCGGTGCCGGGAAACAGCCTTAAAACCGCTGGCGATCTGGCGGCGGACAATCGTCAGCTTGAGGCCGCACTCGCCGCCTGCGGGCTGCAGGTCGAAATCATCAAAGACTGCCAGGAACAACACGATGCTGAAACCACAACAACTGCGCCAGGCGCTGACCGACAGCGTGCCGGAGCTGCAGCGAAACCCTGACGCGCTGAACGTGTTTATCGACAGCGGGCGCATCGTCTCGACGCTTGCCAGCTCGCTGTCGTTTGAATACCAGTACCGGCTTAACATGGTTATTACCGACTACGCCGGTAACATCGACCTGCTGATCGTGCCGCTGCTTGCCTGGCTGCGAACGAATGAACCCGACATTATGGCAAGCGAGGAAAAGCGCCGGACGGGCTTCACCTTTGAGGCGGATGTTATCAGCGACACGGCCAGCGATATCAGCATTGAGCTGCAGCTGAGCGAGCGCGTGATCGTGAAGCAGGCCGCCGACGGGCTGCACGTGACCCACGTCGGCGAGAACCCGCTGCCGGAGAATGACGCGCGGCCGGTGCAGCTTTACGTTAAGGGCGAGCTGGTCAGCGAGTTACAGACATGAGCAAGCTGCAGCTGGTAAATGACCGTCTGGATGCGCTTATCAACAGCCTGTCAGCCCCGGCGCGTAAAGAAATGGCGCGCAGTATTGGCCGCAAGCTGCGCGCGAGTCAGCAGCAGAACATCAAGCGCCAGCAGGCACCTGACGGCACGCCGTTTAAGCCCCGCAAAGCGCAGCCGGTGCGCAGCAAAAAGGGCCGGATAAAGCGCGAGATGTTCGCCAAGCTGCGCACGGCTAAGTACATGAAGACGCAGGCCAGCCCGAATGAGGCCGTGATTGAGTTTGCGGGCAACGTGCAGCGCATGGCCCGCGTGCATCATTACGGGCTGCGCGACCGGCCATCGCGTAAAGGTAAAGAAGTGCAGTACGAGGCTCGCCCCCTGCTGGGTATCAGTGACAACGACATGCAGCTGATAGAGCAGGAGATCATTAACCAGCTTTCGCGCTGATCTGTCCTGCCATTTATGAGCGGGCGGCGATTCGTTGCCGCCACCTCATCCCGCCGTGAAACTAGCGCCATGAATGAACAACTCGCAGAAATTCAGCGCCTGCTGCGCAACCTGATCCGAATCGGAACCGTGTCGGCCGTCAATCTTGACGGCGGGCTGTGCCGTGTCGATACAGGAAAAAACACAACCGGCTGGCTGCACTGGCTGAGCGCCCGCGCGGGTAAAACCCGCTCCTGGAATGCGCCGTCAGTCGGTGAGCAGGTTCTTATTCTGTGCCTCGGCGGCGAACTTGATACCGGCTTTGTGCTGCCGGGTATTTTCTCGGATGACAACCCGGCTCCGTCTGCCTCGGCCGATGCACTGCACTGGTCATTTCCTGACGGCGCGGTGATCGAGTACGAGCCGGAAACCGGCGCGCTGACCGCAAACGGCATACAGACGGCAACCATCAAAGCGGCGGTAAAAATCCTGTTCGACTCGCCAGAAGTGGAATGCACAACGCTGCTCAAAACTGCGCAACTGGAAGTCACAAAGGGCGCAACGATGAAAGGCGACGTAACACATACCGGCGGCAGTCTGTCCTCAAACGGCAAAGTGCTGCACTCGCATATCCACCCAGGCGACAGCGGCGGCAAAACGGGGGCGCCAGTATGACAACCGCAAAATACATTGGCATGAACCGGGAAACAGGCGGCGCGCTGACCGAACTCGATCACATCCGGCAGTCAGTGCGTGACATTCTGCTGACCCCTGTCGGCACTAGGGTGATGCGCCGCCAGTATGGTTCGCTTTTATCCGCGCTGATTGGCCAGCCGCAAAACGAGGCGCTGCGCCTGCAGATTATGTCGGCCTGCTATCTGGCGATCCTGAAATGGGAGCCGCGCGTAAAGCTGACCGCCATCAGCTTTGAGTCGTATATCAACGGCGCAATGGTGGTTGAGCTTAGCGGCAACCGCACCGACACCGCGCAGCCTTTTTCCTTAACCGTTCCTGTGAGCTGAGACTATGGCAACTATCGACCTGAGCCAGCTGCCCGCGCCCGATGTGGTGGAGTCGCTGGACTATGAAACCCTGCTGGCCGAGCGAAAGGCTACGCTGATTTCCCTTTACCCGGCCGATCAGCAAAACGCCGTCGCCCGCACACTGACGCTTGAGTCTGAACCCATCGTTAAGCTGCTGCAGGAGAATGCCTATCGCGAGCTGATCCTGCGTCAGCGCATCAACGAGGCGGCAAAGGCCGTCATGGTTGCGTATGCGCTGGACGGCGACCTTGACCAGCTCGGCGCGAATAATGGCGTACCCCGCCTGATCATTACCCCGGCCGACGATACAACCATGCCGCCGACCGCCGCCTTGATGGAAAGTAACGATGATTTCCGGCTGCGCATCGCCTCCGCCTTTGAAGGGCTGAGCGTGGCCGGACCAACCGGCGCTTATGAGTACCATGCCAAAAGTGCTGACGGCCGCGTAGCCGATGCCTCAGCTATCAGCCCGTCGCCTTCAGTGGTCACGGTGACAGTGCTCGCGCGTGAGGGCAGCGGCATGGCGAGTGATGAGCTGCTGGCCGTGGTTAGCGCTGCGCTCAATGACGAAGACGTGCGCCCGGTTGCTGACCGGGTGACGGTGCAGTCAGCGCACATTGTGAATTATGAAATCGTGGCCGAGCTGTACCTCTATCCGGGGCCGGAAGCGGAGCCGATCCGCGCCGCCTCTGAGGCAAAGCTCGCCGCCTACGTTACCGCGCAGAAGCGCCTCGGCCGAGACATTCGCCTGTCTGCGCTGTATGCCGCAATGCACGTTGAGGGCGTGCAGCGCGTCAACCTGATTAAGCCATCGACTGATGTGGTGCTCGACAAAACGCAGGCCGCTTACTGCACAGGCTACACGCTGACAGTGGGAGGATCGGATGAGTGATCGCCTGCTGCCGACCGGCTCGTCAGCGCTTGAGATTGCTGCCGCCGAGGCGCTGGCAAGCCCCGGCGCGATGAGCGTGCCGCTGCGCCAGTTATGGAATCCGCAAACCTGCCCGGTGGCGCTCCTGCCCTATCTGGCGTGGGCGTGGTCGGTTGACCGCTGGGATTCGGCTTGGCCTGAATCGACTAAGCGCGCCGTGGTTGCCGCCTCGCAGTACGTGCACCGGCACAAGGGCACTATCGGGGCAATCCGCCGCGTCGTTGAGCCGCTGGGCTATCTCATCAAGATAATTGAGTGGTGGAAAACCAACGAAGCGCCAGGCACGTTCCGGCTGGACGTGGGCGTACTCGATACCGGCATTACCGAGGAAATGTATAACGAGCTGGAGCGCCTGATAGCTGACGCCAAGCCCTGCAGCCGTCACCTCATCGGCCTGTCCATTAATCTCGATGCTAACGGCACTCTGCCGGTCGCCGTTGCCAGCTACAGCGGCGACGAGCTGACTGTTTACCCTTATACCCCTGAACTTATCAGCGTCGGCGGGCCGGTCTATTCTGGCGCGGCGGTGCATCTTATTGACCTGACGGAAGTGAGCGCATGACGACAAAATATTTTGCCCTGCTGACCAATCAGGGCGCGGCTAAGCTGGCGAACGCCGCCGCACTCGGCACGAAAGTGAACATCGCCTCTATGGGTGTCGGCGATGGTGGCGGCACGCTGCCGACGCCTGACGCGGCACAGACAAAGCTCATCGGCGAGAAACGCCGGGCGCAGCTTAATTCCCTGACCGTTGACGCGGCAAACAGCAGTCAGATTATCGCCGAGCAAATTATCCCGGAAAGCGAGGGCGGTTTCTGGATCCGCGAAATCGGCCTGTATGACGCCGACGGCGTGCTGATTGCCGTTGCTAACTGCCCGGAAACCTATAAGCCGCAACTGGCTGAAGGCAGCGGGCGGACGCAGACCGTGCGCATGATTTTAATCGTGAACAGCACAACGGCCGTGACGCTGAAGATTGACCCGTCAGTGGTGCTGGCAACGCGCAAATATGTTGATGATGCTGTGATCGAGGTGAAAGCCTACGCTGACAGCGTAATGAAAAGTCATACCGATTCT